TATCAAGAACATGGGATATGAAAGTTATTTTGTTATCGCATCAACTGCCTTGGCAAATGCTGTAGACTTTCAAGTCTCTGAAGACGCTACAAAATCTCAGATTAAGAATGCATTTAAGAAATCTTTGTCTGGCAAGAAAATGAATAAGCGTGTTCTCTCCGAATTTATTGAACTGGTCGCTTGAGAAAGTGTCCACTCAGCGTCTAGCACCCTTGTTTTGACGCTATAATGACTACATAACAAAGAACAACCAATGCCTTTTGAAGCTAAAGTGAATCCTGAATCACTCCTTGACAATCTTCGTGATCTCTACGGACCTAAAATCACTTCTGCTGACATCAAAGCATACTGTGCTCAGCACGATGTGACCTATCAGACTGTCACTAAATATCTTCTGCCATATAAGAAGGGTACTGGCAAGTGGAACCTGACTGTTACTCAACAACTTGAGAAAACCTATCAAGCTCCCGCTGCACAACCTGCTATCGAACAAAATCTTATACCAGAAAAAGATGATTCTTTCATCAAGTTTGGCAATTTCGCTGATCTTAAAAAAATTATTCAGTCCCGTCTATTCTATCCATCGTTTATCACTGGTCTTTCTGGAAACGGTAAGACACTCTCAGTTGAGCAAGCGTGTGCTCAATTGGGTAGGGAGTTGATTCGTGTCAACATCACCATCGAAACAGACGAAGATGATCTTATTGGCGGTTTCCGTCTTATCAATGGCGATACTGTTTGGCACAATGGTCCTGTCATCGAAGCTTTGGAGAGAGGAGCTGTACTTCTTCTAGATGAGATTGACCTTGCATCTAACAAGATCATGTGTCTTCAATCTATCCTTGAAGGTAAAGGTGTCTTTCTAAAGAAGATTGGCAAGTGGGTTTCTCCTGCTGAGGGTTTCACTGTTGTTGCCACTGCTAACACCAAAGGTAAGGGTTCTGATGATGGTCGTTTCATTGGCACCAATGTGCTCAACGAAGCATTCCTTGAGCGTTTCCCTGTCACCTTTGAGCAGTCCTATCCCTCTCCTGCTACAGAAGCAAAGATCCTTTCTAAACTTTGTGATGACGATCAGTTTACTAGTCGTCTTGTAGACTGGGCAGACATTATCCGTAAGACCTTCTATGATGGTGGTGTGGATGAAGTCATTTCTACCCGTCGTTTAGTCCACATTGTTCGTGCTTTTTCTATCTGGAAGGACAGGCAGAAAGCTATCCAAGTATGTTTAAACCGTTTTGATGATGAAACCAAAGCAGCTTTCATGGATCTTTATGATAAAGTTGACGCCGATGTCGATTTCTCTGGACAAACTAATGATGGGATGGTAGAATGAACGCATGGGCTCTATTATACGAGGAAATGTACGGACCTGAAGACGAATTGGAATGGGTAAAACAGAACGGAGGTTTTGAATATACGCCTGAACCTCCCACTGGCAATGTTGAAATTACTGCAGACGGATTTGTCTGGCCAAAACAAAAAACTGAAAATGTTAAAGACTTGAAAAAGGGTAGAACTGTGTTTAAATACAATGAAGACAAAATCCTTGAAGAGGTAAAGGAATACATCAGTGGCACCTATCGTGCCCATTACAATGCTTCCAACGGCATTCAGACACTTGATCTGATTGAATCCTGTGGAGACGGTGCTGCGTTCTGTCGTGGCAACATTCTTAAGTATGCATCCCGTTATAACAAGAAGGGATCTGCTACAATGGACATCAAGAAGATCATTCATTATGCTGTTCTTCTTTATCACTTTTATGGCTTAGACCAGGAGACTATCGAGCGTGGATATGAAACTTTCTGATAAAACAATCGACTTGCTTGAAAACTTTTCTTCTATTAACCAGTCGATTCTGGTCAAGAAGGGAACTAAACTTCGTACTATTTCTGTGATGAAGAACATCCTTGCAGAAGCTAGTATTGACGAAAACTTTGAGAAAGACTTTGGCATCTATGACCTGCCACAGTTCCTCAATGGCGTTGGGATGATGAATGATCCTGACATTGATCTTAAGAATGATTCTTACATGGTCATTCGTGAAGGACAGACTACTAAAGTTAAGTTTGCTTTTGCAGATCCAGAAGTTATCGTAACTCCTCCTGATAAAGGTATTACTCTTCCTACCGAAGAGGTATGCTTCCAACTTGATAGTTCTCAACTTCAGAAACTTCTGAAAGCATCTTCGATCTATCAGTTGCCTGACCTTGCTGCCATTGGCAATCGTGAGCAGATTGTTCTCTCCGTCCGTGATAAGAAGAACGATAACTCTAACGAGTTCTCTTTGATCGTTGGACAAACTGATAAGAGCTTTGAGTTCAACTTTAAGATCGAGAACATCAAACTGATCCCTGGATCTTATGATGTTGTGATCTCAAAGAAACTTCTTTCTAAGTTCACCAACCATAGTTACAACCTTGACTATTACATCGCACTCGAACCAGATTCAACCTACGACGGTTGATAGGCGTCACTTCCCCGTGGTAGTATAGAAGAAAGAATCATCAGATCATGAACATCTTTGTCACTGACGAGTCTCCATGGAAATCAGCAGAAGTTCTGCCTGACAAGCACATCGTCAAGATGCCCCTGGAGACCTGCCAGATGCTCTCTATAGTCGCCTCAGACAAGTGGGGACATGGTTATGGCACACTGCCTAAGAAAGACGGTAATCCCTATGCTACGGACAAGGGAGCATTCCGTAACCATCCCTGTACTATCTGGGCAAACGAGACTAGATCAAACGCTAGATGGTTGCTTACTCATGGCATTGCATTATGCGAAGAGTATTTTAATCGATATGGTAAATGCCATACTTGCTTTAAGACACTCCTTGCTGCTGATGAAATTATTCCGTATGTATCATGGGGTGATCATACTCCCTTTGTTCGTGCAATGCCAGAAGAGTATAAGTGGGACGATAGTATTTCTACTATCGATGCGTATAAAATGTATATTGCTTCTAAGCCTTGGGTATGTGATAATTACCTTCGTATCCCAGATCGTAAACCTGAGTGGGTGTAATGAAAGCACTTAGAGTTGATGTGAAAACCCAAGTCACTGTCCTCATCAACGATGATGATGATTACTGGGCAATCAAACACAACGCAATGCAGCAAGTGCATGATGACATTCACTGGCACTTAAAAGACAAATTTGTTATTGATTATGACTATTGATTATGACAGGCAAGTTGAGGTGCCATATGAAATTCTTGAGTATTGTGATTCATTTACTTTAGATGCACAGCGTAACGATTTACGCTATATTGATTGTGTTAACATGAATATGGGTGAGTATGGTAATGATCCAGAACAACTCAAAGAAATGAGACAACGCATCCTTCCTATTTTTGAATAATTTATTTTTATTATTATGCGTAGTGCATTTTTGTGGGTAGAAAAGTATCGCCCCAAAAAGATTGATGATTGTATTCTCCCTGACTCTACTAAGAAGACATTCAATGACTTCCTAAAGCAAGGTGAGATTCCCAATCTTTTATTGACAGGTCCTGCAGGTTGCGGTAAAACTACTGTAGCACGGGCTCTTTGTGAACAACTAAACTGTGACTATATAATCATAAATGGTTCGGATGAAGGAAGATTTCTTGACACGGTGCGGAATCAAGCAAAGAACTTTGCTTCGACCGTTTCGCTTTCATCAGATGCTAACCACAAAGTCATCATCATTGACGAAGCTGATAACACAACCCATGATGTACAGCTCCTCCTTAGGGCAAACATTGAGACATTTTATGGTAATTGCAGATTCATCTTTACCTGCAACTTCAAAAACAAAATCATTGAACCCCTTCACTCTCGTTGTGCAGTCGTCGAGTTTGGAATCGGAGGGAAACAAAAACCAGCAATTGCCGCAGGATTCTTTGCCAGACTCCAAGAAATCTTGGATGCAGAAGGTATTGAATATGATAACAAGGTCCTGGTAGAATTAATTAACAAGCACTTCCCTGATTGGCGTCGTGTATTAAATGAGTGTCAGAGATATGCTGTTGGTGGTAAAATTGATTCAGCAATTCTTGCTGAATTTGGAGATGTAAAAGTACATGATCTTATTAAGAAACTTAAGGAGAAAGATTTTCAAGCTACCCGTAAATGGGTCGTTAATAATCTGGACAATGATCCTAGTGTACTTTTGCGGCGTGTTTACGATGCTCTTTTTGCATCCTTGGAAGGTCCTTCTATTGCTGCTGCTGTGCTCATTATTGCTAAGTATCAGTATCAGATTGCCTTCGTCGCGGATCAAGAAATAAATTTGTTAGCAGCTCTCACAGAAATTATGGTGGAGTGTAACTTTAAATGAAAGCATATAAAACTCCTCTAAGATATCCTGGCGGTAAGTCTCGTGCTGTCCAAAAGTTGTTTGCCTATATTTGCAAAGATAAAACATATACCGAGTTTAGAGAACCCTTCCTTGGTGGAGGTTCTTTTGCTATTGAGTGGACAAAGAGATATCCAGATACTTCTGTTTGGGTCAGTGACCTTTATGAACCTCTTGTTAATTTCTGGCAGCATATTCAAACCGATGGTACAAGACTGAGAGACGAACTTGTACAATTAAAGAATAGACATCCAGAACCATCAAGTGCAAAAGAGTTGTTCCTAGAGTCTAAGGACTACCTGGCAACAAGTGATAACAATTTTCATAGAGCTGTATCGTTCTATGTCATTAATAAGTGCTCTTTCTCAGGTCTCACTGAGTCGTCTTCTTTTAGTAAGCAAGCATCAGAAAGTAACTTCTCAATGCGTGGCATTGACAGAATTACTGGATTTCAAGATATCATTAAGAAGTGGAAAATCACAAAGTCTGATTATGAAACACTACTGACTAACGATCAGAATACATTAATCTACTTAGATCCACCATACGATATCAAAGCAAATCTCTACGGTAAGAGTGGAGATATGCATAAAGGATTTGATCATGATAGGTTTGCTGCTGACTGTCAAAAATATGAGTGTGATCAGTTAGTTTCTTATAACTCATCTCAACTTGTTTGTGATCGCTTTAAAGATTGGAATGCTTCTGAATTCCAACACACATACACCATGAGATCTGTTGGTGAATATATGAGAGAACAGCAAGATAGAAAGGAATTGGTTTTGATGAATTATGCTTAGACTGTTGTCATCTTTGGGATATACTCCACCCAATCTTAAATTATATAAAACAGATACTTGTGAAGTGATTTGGGATCAGGAACCTAAAGCTTATAAGTTAAGTGTTAATGGTGAGGAGTGGATGTCTTACCGCACTGAAGATCATGACCAAGCATATGAACTATATTCTCATTGGGATCAGGCTGAAGGACATTGTATTTGCACTGGACTTGGGTTAGGTGTCAGAGAAAATTGGATTTTAAATAAACCAGGTGTTACTAAGGTAACAGTTGTAGAAAAAAACCAAGAGATTATTGACTATCACAAGTTCATAAATCCAGAACTGTTTGATGATGTAGAGGTCATTCATTGTGACGCTAATGAATACAAAGGTAAGTGCGACACTCTCTTACTAGACCACTATGAAGAACAAGCTAGTACACCAACATCTTTGTTTGTCGATGCAAACTCTATTGTAAAAAACATTGAGTGTCAAAAGTTATGGATGTGGACTCTTGAGACTGCTGTTGGTGGAATGTCATATCAAAGAAGTCAAAAAATTGGTCAATATGTAAGCAAACTTTTGATCTATAATGAACTAAAAAATAAATTTGATTTGCCCTTCCCAAACTTAACAGAGAGTGATTTAGATCTGTACTACTTTATGTACAACTCAAAAACTGTTAGTATCTTTAAGGCTTACCATGAAAATGGTATTGAATATTCCCGAAAGAAATGATATGTCACAATATGATTTTGGAGGACTTGAAAAACATCCTGCAAACATTCTAAGATTGATTAGTGAATTAGAAGGATCATATCAACTCTGTAAGTATATGGGGTTTGGTGATGACATGAAAGTCCTTGAAGAAATGAAGGGACGGTACTACAAAATGTATTTTAAAATCAAAAAAGAATGGAACTCAAAGACTGGCTCAATTCGATAAACCTTAATAAGGAAAACCTTATTAAAGAAAACCCCGACTCCGTTAAACAATACCCACCCTTCATCGTAAACCGCTGTCTTGCAGGTCATCTCGATGCTATTATGTTTGCGAATGAGATGAACAAGCATCCAAATCTTGACAAAGATATGCAGTATAGTTTCATGCTACATAGCATTAGAAAAAAGAAAAGATTTTCTCCTTGGTTAAAACAAGAGAAGATTAAAGACTTGGAATTAGTCAAAAAATACTACGGATATAGCACAGAAAAAGCACAGCAAGCTATGCGAATCCTGAGTAACGAACAGATTGATTTTATTCGTAAAAAACTTGACACTGGTGGTATCAAATGAAGGTCTTAAGTATCGACATTGACTATGTTTTTGACACAGTTGATCAATGGCCAAACGAAGAAAATGAAATGTGGGATGATTGGCATCCAGCTGCCAAATGGCATTTCTATTTTTGTAAGTATCCCGATATGGATACGCGGGAGAACATTGTTAACGAAGAAAATTTAGATTATATACTTGAAACTTTTACCAGAGCTTTGGATGCAAGTCCAAATGCGAAAGTATGTTTTGGTTTTGATCATGATTTTATCCTTGAGGGACTTGAAGGAGACAATATTGACCTGGTAAACATTGATCATCATGATGATTTTCTTTGTGGATCTAATATTGATGGTGACAATACTCATGAGATGGAAGAAGATGTATACCTAGGTGGTCATATTCTAGAGTGGGCTCTGATCAAAGCATTTAATAAAGTTGATGAGGGTAACTGGGGAGCAAAACTTCAAATCGATGGTAGATTAAACAGCATGACTTGGATTAGAAATCCTCATGAGCATGTTTGTGATACTCGTACCTTCGTAAATGAATTCATCATGAAGCACATGATGCCAACAGAATCAACATGGAGGAGTTGCTTTAAGGAGGAATATGATCATGGTAACTATGATTATGATCACATCTTTGTTTGCATCTCTCCCAGATACATTCCACCCAGTCAATGGAACTTATTGTCACTGTTCATAGCAATCTATGAAGAAAAAACTGGTAAGAAATGTGATATCGATCAATGGTGGGATAAGAGATATATTGAGAAATCATATAACGGATCAACCTATAATATTGTCAAAAATGCTATAGCTGATTATAAAGAACAGCTGCGCTAAATAGTTCAAACTTTTTGATATATTGAGATGAGCGTCGTTGTTGAGCCCATTTTTGAGTGGGCACCTGAGAAAATGGTTGAGGTATTCCTCGGTGAACCAGATGATTTCTTGAAAGTGAGAGAAACTTTGACACGAATTGGTGTAGCTTCTAGGAAAGAAAAGAAGTTATATCAATCATGCCACATTCTTCATAAGCAAGGAAAGTACTTCATTGTACATTTTAAAGAGTTATTCGCATTGGATGGTAAGAGAGCTAACCTTACTATCAATGATGTTCAAAGACGAAACAGAATCATCCAATTGCTCTCTGATTGGGGTCTGGTTAAAGTCTCTGATGCTGAGGTAATTCAGGACATTGCTCCCTTGAATCAGATCAAAGTCCTAGCATATAAAGAAAAAGAGAATTGGACACTAGAGACCAAATACAACATCGGTCGAAAGACAAAAGAGGTTGTGGAAACCGAATAAATAGTTCGTCGCCTTTTCGTGCGCGACACGCTACATCGGAATATACGCTACTATAAGGGGGTTAACCACACCCTCTTTTTTTTGTCTTCTTGTATAATTAGTAGTGGATGCCGAAAGGGTCCATACAAGACAAACTCGCTTACTAAGGAGCTATCATGAGTACACTGATGAAGTTTAATGCTGCAAACATTGACCAGCTACTAGACAGGATTAACAAAAACAGTATTGGAATGGACGAATACTTTGATCGTCTCTTCAAACTGCATGAGACTACCTCAAATTATCCCCCATACAACCTCATAACTGTAAGTGCCGTAACATCCAGGCTAGAGGTCGCTCTAGCGGGGTTCAGGAAGGCAGAGGTTAATGTCTACACGGAGGCAGGGAAACTCTTCGTAGAGGGGCAGAAGGAGGATAAGGAGACCGATACAACCTACGCTCACAAAGGACTGGCACAGAGGTCCTTCACGCGGGTCTGGACGCTCTCTGATGATGTTGAGGTTAAGTCCGTGGACTTTGAAGATGGATTGTTAACTGTCGAACTGGGCAAGATTGTACCCGAATCTCATCAGCGGAAAAGTTGGTTCTAAATAGAAGCGTATCGTCGCCGCAAGGGGATGTCTGGCAAAATCCAGACAGTCCCCTTTTTTTATGCTATAATACCCAGAGGTAAGAACTGCATTATGTCCATTAAAGTCGCAATCATTGGTTCTGATCAAATCATTGGTGATGTCAAAGAAGTCCTGGATGAGGATAAGAGTCGTCAATATCTGATATGCAACCCCCTTAAGCTTATTCTGCAACCGCAGAGAGTCATGCTGACCGAAGAAGAAGAGGATGATACAAATGTACAGCAAACAAGTTCTCAAGTTTCTTTTGCTACTTGGCAACCACTAACAGCTGACACACAATTCCTCGTGAATCCAAACAATGTGCAGACGGTCTATGAACCTCTGCCTGATATCAAAACCATGTACCTGGAGTTACTCAATGGCAATTAAACTTATTGTATTCAAGGAAGATTATCGTTGCATTATTGCTGATGTTGAAGAGATTGGTGCTGACATCGGTGAACCTGACTGCGAACTGACTAAACCTTATGAATTTACGGTGTTAGATGAAGAACCTGCAGACTACAAGGATCGTCTTGTGCCCTGGGCAGTTATGAATATGTCTTCTGATAAGAAGTGTAGGATTCAGAGCGATAACATCCTCACATTGATCAATCCTGAAAAGTTTATTCTCGACGCATACAAAGAACTGACTACCTGATGAAATTCTATACTAATGTACAAATGATTGGGGACCAGTTCCTCGTTCGTGGTTATGAAAATGGTGAGTACATTCAGTTTAGAGAGAAATATTCTCCAACATTATTCGTTCCGGCAAAGAAAAAAACTTATTACAAGACTCTTGACGGTGAATATGTAGAGCCTGTCAAACCCGGAAGTGTCCGTGATTGTCGTGACTTTATGAAGCGGTATAGTGATGTTGATAACTTTAAGGTTTACGGTAATGAGCGGTACATCTATCAGTATATCTCTGATAAGTATCCTCAAGAAGAGATTAAATTTGATGCTAGTAAGATTCGCCTTATCACAGTCGATATCGAAACTCGTGCTGAGAATGGATTTCCTGATGTTGAGGCAGCTGATCAAGAGATCTTGCTGATTACTATTCAAGATTATAATACAAAGGAGATTACAACCTGGGGTCAGGGTCCGTTCAAGATTAAACAGGACAATGTTCGCTACATTCAGTTCAACAATGAGCGGGATCTACTCAACAGTTTTATCAACTGGTGGATGGAGAATACTCCTGATGTTGTGACTGGTTGGAACATTCAGTTGTTCGATATGCCGTTCATTGCAAAGCGTATTGATCGTGTTCTTGGCGAAAAACTTGCTAAGAGATTATCGCCTTGGGGATTAGTATCTCAGAAAGAGGTCTTTATCAAAGGTCGTAGGCAAGTCTTCTATGACATTGGCGGTATTTCCCAGTTAGATTATCTCGATCTTTATAAAAAATTTACATATACCAATCAAGAATCGTATCGTCTTGATTACATTGCAAATGTAGAACTTGGTCAGAAAAAACTTGACCACTCAGAGTTTGATACCTTTAAGGATTTCTATACTAATGGGTGGCAAAAATTTGTAGAATATAATATCATTGATGTGGAGCTCGTAGACCGTCTTGAAGATAAGATGAAGTTGATCGAGCTTGCTTTAACTATGGCATACGATGCTAAAGTTAACTATAGTGATGTCTTTTATCAAGTAAGGATGTGGGATACTATCATCTATAACTACCTAAAGAAAAAAGGTATTGTCATTCCACCTAAAGTATCATCAAATAAGGATGAAAAGTATGCAGGAGCCTATGTTAAGGAACCGATTCCGGGAGTCTATGACTGGGTTGTGTCTTTTGACCTCAACTCTCTTTATCCTCATCTCATCATGCAGTACAACATATCACCAGAAACCCTCTTGGACGAAAGGCACCCAACTGCTTCCGTTGACAAGATACTTAGTAAACAGATAAGTTTTGAGATGTACAAACAGTACGCTGTTTGTCCAAACGGTGCTATGTTCCGTAAAGATAAGAAGGGATTCTTGCCCGAACTTATGGAGAAAATGTATGGAGAGCGTGTTATATTCAAGAAGAGGATGCTCAAAGCCAAGCAGCAGTACGAGAAGACTCCTACTGAAGCACTTAAAAAGGAGATCTCTAGATGCAACAACATTCAAATGGCGAAGAAGATTTCTCTTAACTCTGCTTATGGCGCTATTGGTAATCAATATTTTAGGTACTACAAACTAGCAAACGCAGAAGCTATTACTCTGTCTGGTCAGGTCTCTATCCGCTGGATTGAGGGCAAGGTGAATGAATATCTAAATAAACTTTTGCAGACAAAGAGTGAAGACTATGTTGTCGCAAGTGACACCGACTCAATCTATCTTAATCTTGGACCTCTTGTTACTAAATTTCTTAGTTCTAAGTCTGGTGATAAAGCAGCAGTTGTGGGGTTACTTGACAAGATCTGCCAAGAGAAACTGGAACCATTTATTGAGACCTCATATCAAGAGCTTGCGGATTATGTTTCGGCATACGAGCAAAAGATGAGTATGAAGCGGGAGAATATCGCTGACCGTGGTATTTGGACTGCTAAAAAAAGATATATCCTGAATGTTTACAATAGTGAAGGTGTAGCATATTCCGAACCTAAATTAAAGGTGATGGGCATCGAAGCTGTAAAGTCATCCACACCTGCTCCATGCAGAGCAATGTTAAAGGATGCCTTTAAGATTATGATGTCAGGGTCTGAAGATGACATGATTGACTACATCGACAAATGTCGTACCAAATTCAAGTCTCTCCCTCCAGAAGAAATTTCTTTTCCAAGATCTGTCAGCGATGTTGTAAAATATAAATCTTCTTCGGACATTTATTCTAAGGGAACACCAATCCACTGTCGCGGTGCTCTTCTTTATAACCATTATATTAAAGAAGCAAAACTTACTAACAAATATTCTCTCATTCAAAACGGTGAGAAGATCAAGTTTTGTTATCTGAAGAAACCCAACATCTTACATGAGAATGTCATCTCATTTATTCAGGATTTTCCTAAGGAGTTGGGTATTAATAAGTATGTCGATTACGACACTCAATTCAACAAAGCGTTTTTAGAACCTTTGAGGACTATTCTTGATGCTATTGGATGGTCAGTGGAAAAAACAGCAAACTTAGAACTCTTCTTCACATGACAGATCAAGAAAGGTGGAATAGGGGGCTTGACCTCTTTATTGAAAGCGTCCACAAACCAGACTCTAAACTTAGGAACTGTGCTCACAATCAAGAGTGCTTTAATGAATTGATGTCAGTGCGGGAAAATGTGCTAGAATACCTCAAGACATTGAGATGGGACGAAAACTAAATGGATTTTTTGAAAGAAATTGTCAAGGAGGTGGGTGGTGAATACACACAACTTGCCGCAGATATTAATGACTCTGAGACATATGTGGACACGGGCTCTTACATCTTTAATGGGCTTTGCTCAGGTAGTATATTTGGGGGTGTATCTGGGAATAAGATTACTGCCATTGCTGGTGAGTCTTCTACTGGCAAGACTTTCTTTTCTCTCGCTGTCGTCAAAAACTTTCTTGATTCTAATCCTGGTGGATATTGCCTTTATTTTGACACCGAGTCAGCAGTTAATAAATCTCTTCTCGAAAGTAGAGGAATTGATCTCAATCGCCTGGTCGTAGTTAATGTTGTTACTATTGAAGACTTTCGTAGTAAAGCTCTGAAAGCAGTTGATCTTTACTTGAAAACACCTGAGCAAGATCGTAAACCCTGTATGTTTGTTCTGGATTCTCTTGGTATGTTATCTACCGAGAAGGAAATCAGAGATGCTCTTGACGAGAAACAGGTTCGTGATATGACAAAATCACAACTGGTTAAAGGTGCCTTCAGGATGTTGACATTGAAGCTAGGACAGGCTAAAATACCAATGATTGTCACTAACCACACTTACGATGTCATTGGTTCTTATGTCCCTACAAAGGAAATGGGAGGAGGTTCTGGTCTCAAGTATGCAGCAAGTACAATCATCTATCTCAGCAAGAAGAAAGAGAAGGATGGAACAGAAGTCATTGGTAATCTTATCAAGGCAAAGACTCACAAGTCGCGTTTGAGTAAGGAGAACAAGGATGTTACGGTGCGTCTCTATTACGATGATCGTGGTCTTGATAGATATTTTGGTCTTCTTGAACTCGGTGAGGTTGGCGGACTTTGGAAAAATGTAGCAGGTCGTTATGAGATAGACGGTAAGAAAGTCTATGCTAAAGCGATCTATAAAGATCCTGAACAGTATTTTACTGAAGAAGTGATGCAACAACTCGATGATGTTGCCAAGAAAGAATTTAGTTATGGTGAGTAATTTTGGATCGTATAGAACTGACCGTCCTAAGGAATCTCATTCATGATGAAGAGTTCCTTCGGAAGGTGTTGCCTTTCATTAAGGAAGATTATTTTGAAGAGCGTACAGAGAAGATCATATTTCAGGAGATCTCTACTTTTGCTCTAGAGTATGACAAAGTTCTCACTCCAGAAATTTTAAATATTGAGATTCAGAACAGAGAAGATCTGTCTGAACAAGAATTTAAGGACACTACAAAGGTAGTAGACATCCTTCGTGAGTCAGAAACTCATACACAATGGTTGCTAGACACAACTGAGCAGTGGTGTCGTGATCGTGCTATCTACCTAGCTCTTATGGAGTCTATCCAGATTGCTGATGGTGGCGATGAAAAGAAAACTAGAGATGCTATTCCTAGTATTCTCTCAGAAGCTTTAGCAGTATCGTTTGACAATCACATTGGACACGATTACCTAGAAGATTATGAGCAACGGTACGAGTCATACCACAGGAAGGAAGACAAGATCCCATTTGACCTTGATTATTTCAACAAAATTACCAAGGGTGGTCTACCAAACAAAACGCTCAATATTGCTTTGGCTGGGACTGGCGTCGGTAAGAGTTTGTTTATGTGTCATTTCGCAAGTTCGGTTCTACTCCAAGGAAAGAATGTGTTATATATCACGCTTGAAATGGCTGAAGAGAGAATTGCAGAGAGAATTGATGCTAACTTATTGAATGTAAATATCAAGGACCTTGTAGAACTTCCTAAATCTATCTTTGAAAATAAAGTATCAAATCTAGCTAAGAAGACACAAGGTTCTCTTATAATTAAAGAGTATCCTACTGCTAGCGCACATAGTGGACACTTTAAGGCACTTCTTAATGAGCTTGCACTTAAGAAGTCATTTAGACCTGATATTATTTTCATTGATTACCTTAATATTTGTGCTTCCAGCAGGTATCGGGGAGGCAGCAATGTCAATTCATATACGGTTATCAAGTCTATTGCTGAAGAACTTAGAGGACTCGCTGTTGAGGCAAGGGTCCCTATCTTATCTGCCACCCAGACCACTCGTTCTGGTTATGGTAGCTCTGATGTTGACATTACTGACACTAGTGAGTCCTTTGGTCTCCCTGCTACTGCTGATCTTATGTTTGCCCTTATTTCAACAGATGACCTTGAGGGACTAGGACAAATTATGGTCAAACAATTGAAGAATAGATACAATGATCCTACTCTCAATAAGAGATTTGTCGTAGGTATTGACAGGGCAAAGATGCGGTTGTATGATTGTGAACAAAGCGATGGTGGCAATCTTTTAGATAGTGGTCAAGAAACTTTAATCACTAACGATACCGCAGATAAATTTTCTAAATTGAAATTCAATGATTAAAGCATCTAGCGAGATATGGAATGAAATTTCCGTTACTAATAACCTTGAGTTTGAATTTCATGATCTAGGAACAAGGCAACCATTTACCATTATTGTTGCAAAGGATGTGTTTAAATATCCTGACAAGGTTCGTGAGTTCCTGCTTACCTTTCCTTACTGGGCGACCAAAGATATTGAGGAGACGGATACTACGGTTCGCCCTGGACTGACAGCTGAGATTCCACCTTTGTTTCAAACTCAGTTTTACAAGTTCCTTACAACTCCTGTCAAAAAAATTCTTGGTGTTAACACTATTGCAGTTAGAGATGGGTATGTAAATTTAGAGGGTGGTAATATGACCCTAGATAGATCGTCATGTTCTTGTTGCTATCCTCATGTAGACAATGAACTAGATGATCCTGATTATCTTCAGATGCATATTGCAGCTAACATCAATCTGTCTCAATCTCCAGACCCAGTGAGGACTGGTTTTTGGTCATGGATGGGTAGAAATAACTGGATGGATATGAATAGAGATGAGGCAAATGCCTTAAGTAATTTCTATGAAAGACACGAAGATGCTAAAGCTGATTCGTGGTTTCAAATGGAAGATTATGAGAACTTCAGGCTTGAAGATGCTGTACAAATGCAGTATAATGATCTTGTAATGTATTCCACCATGCAGTTTCATAACCCATACATTCAACCAGAATGGCATGGGGACTATGATAGAATGATGTTAACTGCATTCCTCACTGTATATCCAGATGCTCTGGATTTCCCAGATTCAGATCTGAGCACTGTGGGTGCTACATGGGAAGCCTTTAGGTTGAACTCTGTACACAACTATCATCCACAATACACTTCTGTTTTAAACTAATTATGCCTACTTATTCTAACGCTATTGCTGACGCTACTCCAGATCCACAGAGACCTGTAGCTACCCCTCCTCGTCGTCCTCGCGCTAAAGAGTTCTGGGAAGCAGAACCTGGCGATCCTGGTACTGAAGGATGGTCCGATGATTCAGAAGATCGTACTGGACCCCAGTTAGGTAATCCTAATCATACCAATCCTCAACCAAAAGTGGACCCAAGAATTGCCTATACTACAGAGGTTCCTACTCCCGCTCCTAATGTTGTAATTACAAATACAGATACTAATACCACTACTTCTAAGGATGGTTATCTTGAGTTTGTTAATCAAGTAACTAGTGCTCCATCTAAGGATCCTGCACAGTTTATTGCTCGTGTTGCTGCACTTCAAGCAGGTGGTTGTGAGATTCAGCGTCTTCTAACTGCTGCTGTGGGCATCTCTGCTGAAGGTGGTGAGTTCATGGAGATTGTTAAGAAAATTATTTTCCAAGGCAAACCCTGGGACGAAGCTAATATAGATCATCTAAAGATCGAACTTGGTGATGTTATGTGGTATGTTGCTCAGGCATGTATGGCACTTGACATTTCCTTAGAAGAAGTTCTTGACCGTAATATCGATAAACTATCGAAGCGTTATCCAGCAGGAACTTTTGATTCTTATTACTCAGAAAATCGTAAGACAGGTGATCTGTAATGACTACAAGACAATTTTTTAGCAGCAAAGGTGAAACTTGGGAGTGGGAAGAAACTCCTGAAGTGATTGAAGCAGTCAAGAAACTGCATGAGACAATTAGCGATCTTGAATCAGAGCACCGTAAAAGTGGTGGTGACTACGGAGTTGGTAAATGAAAGCTATTACTCTTGACGAATATAAGAATGCTGGAGAAGAATTTTTTCCTAAGTATTTCTATGTTGCCAAAGAACTTGGCGAAGGTGCTAAGGCAGAAGAGATTCTTAAAGTTATGGAGTCTCTTGCTGGTGTTGTTATGAAAAAGCGGGTAGAAGATAAACTTGCGCCTTTTGGTTTCAACAAGGAAAAAAAAGATGCCGAACTCTAATGCGCTATACGAAGATTTAAGAAAATTAAATTCTTTGTACGAAGAGTTGTGTTGGGGTCATGATGATGAACTGGTGTTTACTCACGATGGAGAAAAAGTTGTTATCTACAATAAGTCTCTAAATAAAAAAAAGTAAACTAATCTCTAATGGCAGGGGAAGCTGGGTTCCTTTACGAAGGAAAGATACACAGAAAACTAAAAGCAGCTGGTTTAGTTCCAAACGGATTTACCCCTGCAGGTTCTGACGCGAATGCTCCAGATGCAATGTTCATCTATAACAAAGCAAATCAAAAGTTAGAACTTAAATTAGATCTCAAAGCTGATTACGGTCAAGGAACTCTTGAGTTTGATCAGAAGAAAAAGATCTGGCAATTAGGAGGAGCAAAGACTGCTGCTGCAGACGAGATGCGTCAACTGCTTAGGGCAGTTGGCGTTGAGCAGTTTGTGAATAAAACTTGGGGACCTAAAGGTCAACCGAACAAAGGCATCATTCCGAACAAGTCGATCACCCAAGACATGGTGAAGTCTGACTATGCTAGGTTTAAGGATGCCTTTTTGCCTATCAAACCATCAGCTCTATGGAACTACTATGCTGCTAAGCAAAACTATTACATCCAGATAGGTGGATATGGCATGTACTACATGCTGCAAAATCCTGTACAGTTACCTGTCCCACAATTCAATCCTAGCATGAGGGTTAGAATTCGTGTGAAGAGGGGTGGAAGCGTGATGTATAACTATAGATTTACGACGGCATTGCAGATTGTACAAAAACCTACAAAGTCTAAGTATGATCTAGACAAAGATGTCAACTTCCTAAAAGCTATCTACACTGAATAAATGTATATTGATTTGTTTCCTCAGAGAATCTATAAGTACAATCTTAATGATCCTGAGTTGAAAAATACATTGGTCCAAAGATATCAATCCTATAAAAATCATGCAACCAATGGAACTCCTGAGGGTTGGTCATGTAATGTAAGGACAGAGTTTGGTTCTGGAGCCTTTCCTCATGAGGAATACGCTAACATCTACAATGATATTCTTTATCAATGGAAAGATGACATGCAGTTCCTTGGTAGACCTGTTATTGATGAAATTTGGATGAATGCCTATGAGAAATCACACTTCCAGGAAGGTCATACCCATTTGCCTGGGTTTTTTTCTGGGATACATTATGTTTGTTTCGATCCTGAAGAACATATCGGAACAACTTTTGTTAATCCTCAAGCAGATATTTACGCATATCTCACCCATATGAATATCCATTCTGAGGGTACATCTATTGACATGGATGTAAATCCACATCTAGATGAGTTTAATGATGTTGATGTAGAAGAGGGTGACATTGTTATATTCCCATCCTGCTTGGAACATATGGTAAAAAAGAACATATCTGACAAACTTCGTATCACTGTGTCATTTAACATAAATAGAGTTGCGGAGACTGCTAGGCGGGTATTTTCATAAATCATGAAAAGTTTCTTTCACTTTCTGAACGAAGCACAAAGTAACGCGGCAAAGCAGGCGAAGAAGCTTGGTCTTGTCGGTGATGGTCATGGCTCGTGGGTAGATACCAATGGCAGAATTGTTGGTAGAACCTTAGATGGCGAGTTGGTTTTTAACAGTGGTAGAAAACTAGCTCAAGAAACTGACCCTAATACACCTGGTCCTGCAGCTAGAGGACTGACTCCAGAGAATCCACCACCACCAGTTGGTGGTCAAGGCGGAGGGGAGATACCTCCTGAAGAAGAAGAAGCAGAAGTAGAAAAGACACGCGGAACTTTGACGATTGGATTTGGTAGGTTTAATCCTCCCACATCTGGTCACGAAAAACTTCTCGATAAGATAAAAAATACCGCTGACGGCGATCAATATATTGTATATCCATCTCATTCGGTGGATCCCCAAAAGAATCCCTTGGATTCTGAGACCAAGATCCTGTTCATGAAGAAGATGTTCCCCGATCATGCGAACTCTATCGTTTATGATCCAGCGATTCGTACTATTTTTGATGCACTAAAACAAGCAGATGCAGAAGGATACAGCGGTATCAACATCGTGGTTGGTTCTGACAGACAAAAAGAGTTTGAGAACCTCGCGAACAAATACAACGGGCAACTCTATAATTTTGATGCGATTAATGTCATCTCTGCAGGAGAACGGGACGCCGACTCTGAGGGGGTGGAGGGCATGTCTGCTTCCAAACTTCGATCTCTAGCAGCAGATGGTGACTTTGAAGCATTTAAGAATGGGTTGCCAAAAGCAGCAAAGGGTATGGTAGCAAGAGAATTGTTCAATACCGTACAAAGATCTATGGGTGCAGCTGCTGCAACTGAAGGTGTAGAGCTTTGGCAAATTGCTCCTAAGTATGATCAAACAACACTTAGAGAGCACTATGTTGCGGGCAATGTATTTGGACTTGGCACTCTTGCAGAGTCCCTTAATACTGGACTAGTCGGCAGAATCATTAGACGCGGTGCAAATCATGTCATTGCTGTTACTAAAGAAGGTATCATGTTCAAATCTTGGATTAAGGATTTGACCGAATATGTTTCCCGCTTCCCTTCTGGTGTTCCCGCACATAAACGGGAGGTGGGTACTGACTCTTACAGAGAGTATGTACAGAAACTGACTCCTATGGAGAAGGTAAAGTCATTTATAAATAAGAAATAGAAAGAAACACATTCTTCAGGCGATCAGCAATGGCTAATTTTATTGAGCAATCCGCAGAGGATATCATGCTTAGCAGCATGGCAAATGTCTTCATGCCTGAAGCTTTAGATCCTGTGGGCAAAGAGGATGATGACATTGATAATGATGGCGATGTTGATAAGTCTGATGGTTATCTGAAAAAGCGTCGTAAAACAGTTGGTGCCGCTATTGCTGCAGACAAAGCAAGGCGCACTAAGAAAGAAGAATTAGAACTTCATCTCCGCACCAAGGTTGGAGAATTATCCGAAAAAAAGCTCTATAAGTCTGAGAAGGCAACCAACTCAGACGAAAAAGAAATAACGATCGAAGAGAAGCCTGTAAAGAATAAAGTCGTTATTAATCCTGATGTCAATGAGGGGTTGGTCAAAACCGTTAAGAACTTCTATGAGGCTGGTGGTGTTGCCTCGAGCCAAAGGAGACCATCTTCTGAAGAAGATAAGAGTGATCCTGGATATAAGATGTCATCGTATGATAGACAAGTAAAGCGTTTTGGAATTAGGCAAGCTTCTGAAGTACCTGATGCTCCTAGATATGGTCTGAAGGATACGCCTAAGACTAAGACTAAGGCTAAGACTAAGGCAGCATCAAAGGCTACAGATTCTGCACCTAAACAAGGTACTAAAGGTGAAGCAGGTCCTGAAGCGAAGAAACTCAGTACTGTTGACACTGGATCCTCTGAAAATGTAAAGGATACTATTGCTGATATTAAGAAAAAAATACAGAAGGAACAAGCAACCGATTATCGTGCATCTATGGCAGCAGATGCTGCGGCAGCAAGAGCAGCGACAAGAGCGAGAGCTGAGAAGAACATGCAGAAACTTGACGCTAACGGTGGAGCGATCAAGGGGATTAAAGCTTTAGTGAAGAAAGCAGGTCTGGATTTTAAAAACCAAAAAGGTATGAACTCTACTGCCAACCCTGGTATATTCAAATCTGATTCTTCAATTGAAGCTGGCAAATCGTTACAACAGCGTCTAGGTGAATTACCTTCTAGTAAAAAGAGGGCTCAAGTTGATGCTGCTAAGCTTAAAGAAGAAGCATCAGATGCTATGAAAGATCGCCGCATGGAACGCGGTGGTGTTGATGGTAATGATCGGTATGATCGCCCTACCAAAAGATCTGATGATGATAAAAAGCGTAAAGGAAAGACCGCTCTTCAAAAAGAGACTGAGAAGAAATACGGAAAGGGTATGAGTGCTATGGATATTGTCAAAGCACAAATCCGTGCTAAGCATGGTAAGGGTGCTTTAATGGATAAAAAGAAAAAGGACTAGAAAGAAAAAGATTGAGCCTATATATTGAAGTAATTATCTCAAATTATGCTTTCTTTTTTACTTCCATTGGCATCAAAAATTATTACTGATGCTATTAATAAAATTCCTGAGAATGAAGAACTTGGTGAGAAGATGGTTGAGATCTGTCTTGTTATTCTTGCTAAAGCGGTTAAGCTGACCAAGACTGACATGGATGATCAACTACTTGAAGTTGTCACCAATGCTATCAAAACCCGCGAGGATGCATAGGTTATAAATAATTCTATGAAAACTGTAGTTCGGGTGTAAGAACATGGCTCTCTGGGGTCTTAACGACAATATTCAAACCTTTGGCACAGTAGCCGTTAGTGGTCTTACTGTAACTGGCACAGGAACCACTTTTACAACCGATGTTGAAGTTGGTCAAGTAATTCGTGTTGGTGCTCGCGGCGGTGTAGGAACCTACTATGGTGACGCTGTTATCAGTGGCATCACTAGTGACCGTATTCTTACTATCGATTCAGATGCTGGATTGAGTGCAGCAAGTATTGCTGCTACTACATACGGTATCAGCGAACTACCAATGTATACTGTTAAGGACAGTGTATATCAAGAAGAAAGATCTGAGGCAGATTCTTTAGTCTACGGTATTTCCACAGATACTGCTGGTCAATACGGTGTTGCTCATCATGGATGGGTAGGTGTTACCACTTATATTGATATGCATGGTAACCTGAGAGTCAAGAGCGAAGTTCTTGTAGCTGCTTCTGGAATCTCCACAGGTGCTAATGGAATTGCTTATCCTACTGATGAATAAGGGATAAATGAGATTTGATGAATTGAATGATAGCAACTATCTGCTTTTTGCCATTAAAAATTATGATAACCCACAAGCGGTTACTCAAGATGATTTTTATGATGACTTGAAACGGATAAAATATATTAAGAGGCTACTGAAGCGATACAGGAATACTGGTGAGTTACGAACCCACCTTATTCTTAATCACTTTATAGTCCTTTTTAATGTTTTTGGTGATGCTGGAGTTCCCCTGCTATTCTTTAAATTAGATAAAGAACTCTGGACATGTACCAAGAGTTTTTTAACTTACCTAGGTAGAATTCCTGACTATCCTCGGACTGAACTAAATAATATTCATGATGATGAATACTGCTTAGAACAGCTGAGGACCGTTTGATGGGAAGACTTAGAAAGGTTAATAGTATCATGGAGATGATGGCTGGTAATGCAGTCGGTGCATCTGGTGGTTTTGGTGGCAAGGCAGATCCTGCTGGACCTGTTGCTGGATATGACAAACCTCTTACTGACAAACCTTTTAGTAGAAAAAAGTATGCTACTGGTGGACACGGTTCAAGAAAAGTCTGGCTTGATCACCTGAAGAATAAGAAATGAATCATCTAGAAGAGGGCATCAGACTTAAGAGTTTTGGTGAGTTTAAAGCTGGCATCAAGGCTGCTGGCGATCGTTTAAATCGTCATGTAGTTAAACCAGCGACTAAGTTTATTAAAGATAGACTTCCAAAATCTGATGTGACTCCCTCTACTCGACAACCTACATCTACTCCAAGCAAGACTACCGCGTCACAGGACAACTCTGGTCGCCGTGCTACTGGTGGACTTGATGGTGTAGGAACTAAAGCTGACAATAAAGGTGCAGTTAAATTAAAAGTTCAAAATGATCCTGAACTAAACAAAATTAATCGTTCAGCTCAACTGAGTACAAAAAAGAATCATCCTAGTTGGTGGGCTAAGAACGGTGCTTCTGGTACAGCATGGTATGGACAGCAACAATTCCGAAGAGATCTAACCAAGTAATCTAACAGCAATGGACTCTAATTTAAATACTACAATTTTAAATACTGCCATCATTGAAAGATTAGAAAAAGTAGTTGATTCGTTACAGGATAACTCTGTAAAGATGGGACAACTTCTTGCTGTGCATAACGAGAAGTTAGCCACACAGAGTGAAGTCGATGGAATTCTATTTGAAAAAGTAGATAGACTTCATGCAGATCTGAATAAAGAGACAGACACAATCAAGAAAGGTTGTGAGAGAGACATTCGTATGGTAGATGACAGACTCAGGATGATGGAGAAAAAGATGTGGACAATCTTCGGTGGTCTCGCTGTGATCTCATTCATGGTCAGCGTTCCCGGTCAAGCATTGATGAGGGGATTGACATCGCCACAAGAAACCAGTATGATAGTACCAGGCACTGGACTGGTTGATGAATCTGATAGATTCAAAGTACATAGGTCTACTCTCAGCTAGATTCGAGAAGTTCAAGAGAGTCAAAGCTGACCTCTATAACTTTAGGTGCCCCATCTGTGGGGACTCCCAAAAGTATAAGAACAAGGCGAGAGGGTACATCTATGCCATGAAGAATGACGCTAACTACAAGTGTCATAATTGTGGCGCGTCGATGTCTTTCAGCAACTTCATCAAGAAGATTGATGGAACTCTCTATAAAAGATATGTTATGGAGAGGTTCAAACAGGGGTTGACTGGAAAAGCGACTGTAGTCGAAGACCCTGTGTTTGAGTTTGAGAAACCAAAATTCAAAGCAAGGTTGAATCTACCGAAGTGTTCTGCGGTAGATAGTGCTAGAGAGTATCTAAAGCAGAGAAAACTAGACTCTAATCAGTTTTATTATGCTGACAAATTTAAAACATTTGTTAACAGTATAAAACCAACATTCAAGGACACAAAGAACGAAGAACCCAGGATTATCATACCTTTATGGTATCAAAATGATCTTGTGGGGATTCAAGGTAGGGCATTATTGCCAAACCATATCAAATATATAACTATTATGTTTAACGATGAGGCACCAAAAATTTATGGATTTGATGAAGTCGATAAAGGATTACCAATCTATGTGGTCGAAGGACCCTTTGACAGCACTTTCATCGACAATAGTGTGGCTTTGTGTGGTGCTGACGGTGACCTTAGTTGTCTTGAGGGAAGCGATTGCATTTATACTTTTGATAACGAGCCCCGTAATGGCGAGATTGTTGGACGCATCAGAGGAGCTATATCTAGAGGCGAGAAAGTCGTCATCTGGCCAACAAGTATAAGACAAAAAGACATCAATGATATGGTTTTAGCAGGCATCGATGTGAACGATGCGCTAGAATCGAATACATATTCTGGGCTAGAAGCACAAGTTAAATTTACTGAGTGGAAAAAAGTATGACCAACGGGACAAAGGTTAAGAAGCGGTCTGGACAAGTAGAATCTCTTGACCTCAATAAGATGCACAAGATGGTTGATGAGGCATGTACTGACCTCACAGGTGTGTCTGCATCTCAGATTGAAATTAATTCTGGGATCCAATTTTATGATGGTATCACAACTGCAGAGATCCAAGAGATCTTGGTCCGTAGTGCTTCTGATCTCATCGACCTTGAAAATCCCAATTATCAATTCGTAGCAGCTCGATTGTTGTTGTTCTCTCTGAGGAAACAACTGTGGGGTAAGATGCATGAACATAGCAATCTAACCGATCATATTAGGATTGGCATTGAGAGGGGCGTATATGACCCTGAGATCCTTCAAAAGTACTCTGCTGAGGAGTTTGATCAGATCAACAATATGATCGATCATGACAGAGACTATCTGTTTACCTATGCTGGGCTTAGACAAGTTGCGGATAAATACTTAGTGCAGGATCGTAGTACAGGACATGTCTACGAAACTCCTCAGTTCATGTATATCTTGATTGCAGCCACCATCTATAGCGACTATCCTCAAGAGACTCGCATGGATTATGTAAAAAAATACTACGATGCAATCTCAAAACACAAAATCAACATCCCAACGCCAGTCATGGCAGGAGTTCGGACACCGCTCCGTCAATATGCATCTTGTGTTCTCGTTGATGTTGATGACACCCTCGATAGTATCTTTAGCAGTGATATGGCTATTGGTAAATATGTCGCACAAAGGGCTGGTATCGGCATTAACGCAGGCAGAATTCGTGGCATCAACGCTAAGATTAGAGGCGGCGAGGTACAACACACAGGCGTTATCCCCTTCCTTAAAAAGTTTGAAAGCACTGTCAGATGCTGCACACAAAACGGCATCAGAGGTGGTTCTGCTACAGTTCACTTTCCTATCTGGCACAAAGAGATAGAAGACATTATTGTTCTTAAGAACAACAAAGGAACAGAAGACAATCGTGTCAGAAAACTCGACTACTCCATCCAAATCACCAAGCTCTTCTACGAGCGGTTCATCGAAAATGGAAACATCACGCTATTCAGTCCTCACGATGTCCCAGGTTTGTATGATGCTTTTGGCACTGACGAGTTTGATAGTCTCTATGTGGACTATGAATCAGATCTCACTATTCCAAGAAAGACTATCAAGGCTCAAGAACTTTTTCTCAATCTCCTGAAGGAGAGAGCAGAGACTGGTCGTCTTTATATTATGAATCTTGACCACTGCAATACTCACTCTTCCTTTAAAGACAAGGTAGAGATGAGTAACTTGTGTCAAGAGATCACACTTCCAACTAAACCGCTGCAGCATATTGATGGTGAAGGAGAGATTGCTTTGTGCATTCTGTCTGCTATCAATGTAGGCAAGCTTCGTAACCTGGATGAGCTGGAAGAACTCTGTGACCTCTCTGTGCGTGCTCTAGACGCCTTGATTGACTTCCAAGGGTATCCAGTCAAAGCAGCTGAAATTGGCACTAAGAATCGTCGTTCTCTGGGCATTGGTTATATTGGTCTGGCACATTACCTGGCAAGGCATAAAGTAGGTTATAATGATCCAGAAGCACATCAGATGGTTCATGATCTGACAGAAGCTTTCCAATACTATCTTCTAAAGGCATCCAATCAACTCTCTATTGAGTACGGACCTTGTGGATATTTTGATCGTACTAAATATTCTGACGGTATCCTTCCTATTGATACCTATAAAAAAGATGTAGACGATATTGTTCCTCATAGGTTAAAGTATGATTGGGAAAGTCTTAGGGCATCTATCACCACCCACGGTCTTAGGAACTCAACACTGTCCGCACAAATGCCTTCAGAGAGCAGCTCCGTTGTGTCAAATGCAACCAATGGAATCGAACCACCTAGAGGATTCTTGTCCACTAAAAAATCCAAGAAGGGACCACTTAAGCAGATTGTACCAATGTACAATACTCACAAGAGTCACTACACCCTTCTCTGGGACATGGAAAGTAATGATGGGTATATTAAAGTAGTTTCTGTTATGCAGAAATTCTTTGACCAAGCTATCTCTGGTAACTGGAGTTACAACCCCAGTAACTATCCTGATAATGAAGTACCTGTGTCTGTGATGGCAAGAGATCTATTGACTACATATAAGTACGGTTGGAAGACCTCCTACTATCAGAATACATATGATAACAAGACTGACGAAGTAGAAGAAGAAATTCCTAGTGTAGAAAACTTACTCAATAACCTAGAAAAACAATCAGAGTGTGACGCCTGTGCAATTTAGAACAAACGCAGACATGCCTAAAACTAAAGTTGAGGGTATGACGGTCTTTAATACGACCGATGTGGACACGAAAAAGCAACCAATGTTTTTTGGTGCTCCTCTAGGAGTTCAGAGATACGATTCTTATAAGTATCCTTTCTTTGAGAAGATGACTCAGCAGCAGTTGGGTTATTTCTGGAGACCTGAAGAGATTTCTCTGCAGAAAGATAGATCCGATTATCATGATCTAAGACCTGAGCAAAGACATATCTTCACTAGCAACCTGAAGTATCAGGTAATGCTTGATTCTATTCAAGGTAGAGGTCCTGGTATGGCATTCTCGCCATACTGTTCGCTTCCTGAGTTGGAAGCTTGTATGAATGTGTGGCAGTTTATGGAGATGATCCATAGTCGTTCATACACATATATCATTAAAAATGTCTATAGTGATCCTTCTGAGATCTTTGATACCATCATTCATGATGAGAGGATCCTTGAGAGAGCTGCTTCTATTACTCAAGCGTATGATGAGTTTATCAACATCGCTCATGAGTGGGATGGTGGTAGCATGTGGGATGCCAATTGGAATAACTCTGATGCACAGAGATTTGCGAAGAAAGAACTAAAGACAAAACTGTATCGTGCTGTAGCCAATGTCAATATTCTCGAAGGCATCAGGTTTTATGTCTCGTTCGCTTGCTCGTTTGCGTTTGGTGAACTCAAGCTTATGGAAGGATCCGCTAAAATCATCTCTCTCATCGCAAGAGACGAAAATCAGCATCTTGCAATTACTCAAAACATCCTCAACAACTGGAAGAAAGGCGATGACCCAGAGATGGTCGAGATTGTTAAAGAACAAAAAGACTGGTTGATCCAGACTTTCCAAGCAGCTGTTAATCAGGAGAAGCAATGGGCAGAGTATCTGTTCAAAGACGGATCTATGATTGGTCTCAATGAAAAGCTTCTATCACAATATGTTGAATGGGTTGCTAATCGTCGCATGAAAGCAATCGGTCTTGATCCGATTTATGACATTGCTGCAAGAAATAATCCACTACCATGGACTGAGCATTGGATTTCATCCAAGGGTCTGCAAGTAGCACCACAAGAAACGGAGGTAGAGTCTTATGTTGTCGGAGGAATCAAACAAGATGTCAAAGCAAACTCGTTTGCGGGATTCAGCCTATAATAAGTATCTTCAGATAAAAGAACAGGGAGGTCCCACCTCCCTTTCTCAAGCATGGATATATGGAGTGCTAAAGAAGAAGTACGATAAATAGTCAAACGAGACTGTTTAATTGTAGACATGGACGCTTCTCAACTGAAGAAATTAAGCGAATCTTATGCAACCATCGCTGAAGGTGGCAAGCATGAGAAGTCGGCAATGGACTGGAATAAGAGTGACGACAAACCGAAAGGAAAAAAAGTTGATAAGAAGAAAGTAGACAAGTGTACTTGTGAGTCTTTCTATCTTAAGAGACTGAAAGCAATGGATCCCGCAATGGCAGAGAACTATCTCTCCCTTGCGGAAATTCTTATTGAAGAGGGATATCAAAGTTCTAGGTTGATTGACAACCTGATTGAAGCACTTCCCAAAGATGTCATTGGTGAGGAGTTCCGCGCTGCATTACATGCAGTCAACCCTAGAATCTATGAGAATCTTGACACTGCAGAGAAGCGGCAGGCAAGAGCTATCATTGCGGAATTTAATTTGATGCAGAAACTTCGTGATGCGAAGAGAGCTGCAGGCAATTTCTTCTCAGGAAACCCACAGGGTAATTCTGTTTCTCCAGAAATTGCGAAAGCACAAAAATATCGTGACCAAGGTGGTAAAGGTGTTCCACCATCACTGAAAACTAAGAGTGCTGCTCCTATCGATACTTCTACTAAGTCAGATACAAAACCCGCTACTCCTTCTTCAGCAACAGTAGCTTCTAAGGTTACTGATGAGAGGTCGCCTGCAGCAAATGATGCCAAGCAACAGGCAGCAAAGCAGAAGGCTAATCAATCCAAGACTACCCCCACCAAAGAACGCTCATCAGTATCTGCACCAAAAACGAACAAAGACGGTTCTGCCTCGACTCGTACTGGTGCGAGCAATGGTGCTACACCAATGCAACAGTGGGCAAAGAACTTCCCTAGTCTTGCTTCTAAGGTAAAGTCTGGAGCATCTGGTAGTAAAGAGATCTCTTCACTGAAGAACTCTCATGAACCAGAAGGTGAAATGACTGAAGGTTTGGCAGGCATGGTTGACGACGCAACTAAAAAAGCCCAAGGTAGTTTGGAAAAACTGGGTATAAAAATCAATCGTACCCCAAAACCAACTGTAACGAAGGCTAAGCAACAAGAAAAAATTAAGATGAATGAGTTTGTTGGTGGCAAACCTGGAGATGGATACATTGGTCATCCTAATCTAGATATCAAAAACCCACTTGCTAAGAAACAAGTTAAGGGACCTACTGGCAATCAGGGACTTGCTGGTAAACTTGGTGATAGAAAGATGAAGATGGATGCCATGATCAAGCAGATGAATCAATCATTTGAACCAGAAGGTGAAATGGTTGAAGGTCTAGGGCAGGCACGGAAGAATGTTGGTGCTAGCACCTGCTGGGATGGATACAAGGCAAAAGGAACTAAGAAGAAAGGCGGTAAGGATGTACCTAACTGTGTGAAGGAAGGTGAGACCATCGAAGAGAAGAAAGGTCTCTGGGATAACATTCATGCCAAGCGTAAGCGTGGTGAGTCACCTGCTAAGAAAGGTGACAAGGACTATCCTAAGACTCTGAATGTAGAAGGATATGATAAGCCTGACGAGAAGTTAAAGACTGATCGTGATGGATATCGCATCTCTGATAAGGAAGCTGCTGCTGCTAAGGAGCGTATCAAGGAGAAGGCTAAGAAGAAGAAAGCAGAGCATGACAATAGATACTCTGATGGTACTGGTGAAGAGTCTAAGAAAAAGAAAGCAGCTCTTGAGAAGAAGAGAGGTATGAAGTTAGATGGTCATCCTCAGTTTACTAGAGATGATTACAACATCTATGACATCATCCTTACATTCCTTGATGAAAACAATCTCATGGAGAGTGTAGAGGAAGCAGAAGAGATCATGATGCAACTCACTGGTGCTCAGATCGTTGAGATCATTGATGATTTTATGAATGATCCATCTGTTGTAGAACAAAAAGCAACTGCTACTGATGGTCACGGTAATACATACCGCGATTACAGCAATGATGGACTGTCTGACAGACAAAAAAGAATGAAAAAGTTTGGTGACAAGCGTGCTGCTATGTTAGTTAAAGGAGTCTGATCTTCCATAACTATATAATGTAGTTTAAATACATCATGGTTGATTATGAAAACCCCTGGATTTTTGAAGGACAACCTTTTTTATCTGAGAACATTGGTGACTTTATCGGTTTTGTCTATCGGATTACAAATCTCGAATCCGGTAGACAATACATCGGTAGGAAATACTTTCACCAACTACGAAAGCCTAGAGGTGGAGGTAGGAGGGTTAGAAGTGAGAGCGACTGGAAAAAATATTACGGAAGCTCTGATGAACTTAATGGAGAACGCCGTACAATTGGAAATAGTTCCTTCAGACGAGAAATACTTTCGCTACAATTGACAAAGGGTAAAGTTAACTACGAGGAAACCAAACAATTATTTGTCCATTCTGTCCTAACAGAATCTCTTGAAAACGGTGACCCCAAGTATTACAACAGTAATATCTTGGGTCGTTATTATAAAAAAGATTATTATGATTATAAGACATGGAGTACTGACTGAAGAAGTTTTACATAACTGTGAAAATTTTCTTGAGGATTCTTTAGAAAAAAATGTTTGGGCTGTTAGTGAGTTATTTTGGGATGACTCTCTAAAGGTTGGTGACACTGGAGTTGTTACCATGACTGACCTGGAGGGCGATTTAAAACAATCTGTGTTAGAATGTTTGGAACATCATGTTCTCCCATATCAAGAAGCTGATGTTCAACTTTATGTCTGGCATAAAAATTCTGGCATATCTATGCATGACGATAACGGCAAGAATGGTTGTACTATATACTTAAACCGAGAGTGGGATATCAATTGGGGAGGTATCTTTATATGGAATGATGGAGAAAAGTTGAGAGCACTTAACCCCACATATAATATGATGGTTCTTAATACAGAGAACGAAGATCATATGGTAACCACAGTATCTCCATTTGCTGATGACTTTAGATATAGTCTACAGATATGGTTTACGCCAGTTGACGAGGAAGAGACCGCCTGATATAATGGTCATATGGTTCAGTAGCTCAGTGGAATAGAGCATCGCTCTTCTAAAGCGTTGGTCGCTGGTTCGAGTCCAGCCTGAATCGTTGCCTCCGTAGCTCAGTGGTAGAGCAGGGCTTTTGTAAAGCTCAGGTCGCAAGTTCAAATCTTGTCAGAGGCTTATGATTAAAGAACTATTTCCTACAGCGATATATCAAACAAATGTTCCTTGTCCTGACAAGGAGTGGGAAGGGATGATGGATCTCTGTGAAGAGTTCTGGGAAAGAAATCAAGAAGAGATCGATGATCATGGCAACATGACTGGTGATCAAGATGTCCAGAAGTTTTTCATGGCGCATCGGTCAGAAAAATTTTACTGGTTAAACTACCAAGTATCTCAGGCTATGCAGGAATACTTGCGTAGTATCTGTAGAGACGCTGATGATGGTAAAACACTTGAGTATGCCGTCTTTGTACAGAAGGCATGGACTAGCGTAGTTAGTCCTCATAGTGGCAGAGTTCCTGAGCATCTACATAAAGGGTCTCACTTCAGTGCCATTTATTATCTAAGAACAGAAGGTGAGGGTGGTGTATTAACACTCTGCGCTAGCACTGGGTTTGAGATGGCACCTATTAATGTCCATGAACGATATCTAAATTATGATGTTGAGGTTGAGGATGGTGACCTTATTATTTTCCCTGCTAATATGATGCATTTTGTTAGTGAGTTTGAGGGGGACGAACCTAGAGCTGCCATAGTATATGATTTGTTTATTACATCTTGTGAGGAGGTTAATAAAGAGTATGAAAATGTTGTCACATTACCGTCTTACTGGGCAAGGATATGATTGCTAAGATTCACGATAACTTATTTTCTCCAAAGTATATAATAGAGACGGAAGAACTGCTTGCTGAGATGCCAGTCTCTGCTATCAATATTGCAAACGGTGTTGACTATCCCAATGCACTTCATGGGACACATAGATTATTTGGAGAATGTATATTCTCTAGATCAAATTTCAATAGGGTAGATACTCTTAGTAAAGATTCATCTAGATTTTTTGATATGTTTGAGCACATTCAAAAAGTAACAGATCAGTACTACTATTTGAACAGAATTGATTATAATTTACAACATTCTTTCTGTGATGGGTCATACCATATTGATGGAAATGATTCAGACGAGTATACCATGATGTATATGGCTAACCATACCTGGGATACTAAGGAGTGGGGTGGTCAGTTTCAATTGTGTGATGAGAAATTTAATGTGCTTGAGGAGCATGAGTTTGTTCCTGGTAGAGTGTTAGTGTTTCCATCTAACATTCGTCACAGAGGATTGGGACCACGCCATCCTTATGTGTATAGATACACTGTGGTTTGGAGAGTGCAAGATATTGACTCAGCTCTCGATGAATTATGATTGTTCGGAACTTTGTTAAAATGCATCACTACGAAACTAGTGTTAGACCAAGTATTTGTGTGATAGATAAATTTTTATCCAGAAATAATTTTAGTGACCTCTCAGAGTTTGCTGAAGAGTGTCAATATAGGTACGGAGAAAAGGATGAGGATACCCATAAACCCACAGGTATGACATATGATCTTCTGACTGACGATACTGATGAAGAAGATCAGGATGTCATTGACCTTATTCATGGGAAAATCCTAGATAAATTTCCAGAAATGGAAGAGTATAAACTTGATAGATTGTATATCAATTGTTTTGCTCCTAGAGAGTTAGCAAATTATCATCGAGATTGTGAAGAACCAATTGATTGTGTTACCTTTCTACTGTACGCCAATCCAGTCTTCAAAGGATTAGATGAAGGCGGGGCAACAGAATTTTTTCTAGAAGAAAAAATCATTGCCATACCACCAATCCCTAATACTCTCGTAAAGTTTACTGGATGGATTTGGCATAGAGCTACTCCTTTTAATAGTGATCACAGGTTTACATATGCAATCAAATATAGTAAAGAAGAGTATTGATGATTGCCGTTACTATGTGGAGGATAATTTATTTCTTCCAGAAGTAATTGAAGAACTGAGAGAGTTTGCTCTCACGACAGACATCCGTAATGAGGAATACGAAGAAGGTTATTTCTCTATAAATTACGATAGTACATATGTTCCATTACCTCTTATTAAAGATGTGGTTCTAGGACTACAAAACAAATTTCCTTTCCTTGGAGAATTTGACAGGGGATGGGCTTTCGTTTATAATAATGAGGCAGAGGGAGTCACACCCCATGCAGACCCATCTCGTTACAATGTTAACTTGTGGGTTACTCCTAATGATTGTGTGATTGACAAAGAGAAAAACGGTTTGATTATCTATGATATCAAACCGCCTCTTTCATGGACCTATCAAGAATACAATTCTAATCCAGAATTGATTAAAAAATTCTTAGACTATACAAATTCTAAGAAGACAATAGTCCCCTACTCATGCAATCGGTTGTTAATATTCAACTCTAAATACTTTCACGAAACGAACAATGTTTCAATGAAAGATGGTCTAATGAGTCGGAGAGTTAACTACACCTTCATGTTTAAGGGAGATTAGCTCAGCGGTAGAGCACCTCGTTTACACCGAGATTGTCACAAGTTCGATCCTTGTATCTCCCATCATGAAAAAGCAAAAAATTAAAGAAGAGTTATCAGAAGTAAAGGAGTTATTGAAACATGTTATCTGTCAGGTGCAAAATATGCAATCAAGAATTGACCAGCTCGACCAAGATTCAATGCTGTGGGTGTCCGAATATGATGACCGTTGATGGTGATAAGGTATCCGCTATTGACTTAACCAAAGTAGTATGGACAAATTATAATAAGAATGTTAAAGATAATACCATTCTTACAAAAAATGATTTAGAGTATCAAGAGAACCGAAGGAAACGAAAGGTTCGTAAACTAAACTTTGAAGAACGATGATTGACCTTGAAAGATTAAGCCATGAAGAGAAGGAAGTATTAGCAGATGACTGCGAAGACTTTCTGCTACATCGCAATATTCCTCTTAGGTCTCACTCTTACGATAGTATTATAATTCATGCACTTCGTGAGGGATATCAAATGAAAAAGTTTGACCGCCGTGTAAAAAAACGCAACACTTAACATGCAAGCGATTATCTATTCAAACAGAAGTCAAGAGTGTGAGAGAGCAAGGATGCTCCTAGAGAGTGTTCACGAAGATATCAGAGAGTTTTATCTCGACGCAGACTTTACTAAAACTCAATTTGAAATGGAGTTTGGTGGCAATGCAGAGTATCCACAGATTGCTATTGGACTTAGGCATCGCGGCACTCTCAAAGAAACTCTACAATATATGAAAGACCAGGAGATGATACATTAGACACTGGAACAACCGTCCACTAGAGCTTCACAAAACAGATCAGATGTCTTATAATTACAAGGTAAACCAACAAGGCAATGTCCATTACAGCTAAGTTCAAGAAGAGCATCGACATTTTGCGTGGTGCTGCTGAGGGTCAAATCGCACTGGATCACAAGTACCCAAAAATTTATAAAAAGGTTACTAAGTTCTACATTGAGAAAGGTGTGGTATTCAAAGACGATCCTTGCGATGATTATGAGATCCTGCTAGACTGCCTGTATGCTGATCTTGTTACCGAAGGTGTTATCCATGAATGATCTAGATCCAAAGTCTGTAGAATCGACTAAGACTCTTATTATTCATGAGCGTTTTCCTTATCGCTATGTACAGAAGGGTTATATTCAGCTGAATGGTAAACCTGACTTGCGTCTTCAGAAAGCAGACGAGTATACTAAAAAATACTCTGACATCTATCTTTTCGATAACGCTGATCAATGCTTCCTTGCCATAGAAGACTTTGAGTATTCTAAATGGTTAGACCCTGCAGGAGTTCCCTGCTATACTACTGACACTGTATCATCTCCTCATTAATTATGTCCTGCCCTAACTACAAGCACTATCAAAACGCTGTCGATTCTATTCGTGACGCTCTGATCTCTGCACTAAATAACGACGAGGAAACAGAAAATCTAGAAGACATTTGGAGCTACTATATCGGTATGAGAACAATTACCGATGGTGCATTCAGTCATATGTACAACGACGAAGATTCTGGTTCCGTTAATAATTTTTGGATGGATGATGGACATAGCGTTACAGGTAATCCTGGCACTGCATCTTCTGACACCATTAGTTTTAACTTCAACGCCGATACTATTAGCTCTGGCACCACTGGTGACACCGTTCTCGGTATGACCTATGCAGCAGCACCCGTAGATATGGGAGGACTCTGCCAGGATACAATTACTTTCACATAAATGATAGCACTAATAACTGGTATTACGGGACAGGACGGTTCGTACCTTGCAGAATTTCTCCTTGAAAAGGGATATGAAGTTCATGGCATTGTACGCCGTTCTTCTCTTATTAATACCCATCGTATTGATCATATCTACGATAAAATTAATCTTCACTATGGAGACCTGACTGATGCAGGTAATCTCATCAGCTTAATCCAGACAATTAAACCTACTGAGGTATACAACCTTGGTGCAATGAGTCATGTTAAGGTGTCCTTTGAGATGCCTGACTATGTTGGAGAGGTTGATGCTTTAGGCACACTGCGTCTTTTGGATGCTATTCGTCTGCTAGATCATCCCTGCAAGTTCTATCAGGCGTCTACAAGTGAACTGTATGGACTGGTACAAGAGGTCCCTCAATCAGAGACCACGCCATTTTATCCGCGCTCACCCTATGGTGTAGCAAAGCTTTATGCCTATTGGATCACACGAAACTACCGCGAGGCGTATGGTATACATGCTAGTAACGGTATTCTATTCAATCATGAGTCCCCTAGGAGAGGCGAAACATTTGTCACTCGCAAAATCACGAGAGGACTATCAAAGATCTCTGCAGGACTTCAAGATGTTCTAGAGCTTGGTAACCTTGATGCTCAGCGTGACTGGGGTCATGCTAAAGATTTTGTTCGTGGTATGTGGATGATTGCACAGCACGAAACTCCTGATGATTTTGTTCTTGCTACAGGTGAGATGCGTAGTGTCAGACAGTTTGTTGAAGAGGCATCTCAATACTTTGGATTTAATATTGAGTGGCGTGGAGAGGGCGAAAGTGAGGTTGGTTTCTGTAAATGTATGAACAGAGACATCATCCGGGTGAACCCTAAATATTACCGCCCGACAGAAGTGGAACAACTTCTGGGTGATTTTACTAAGGCAAGAACTGTTCTAGGGTGGGAACCAGAATTTAGTTTCTCTGACCTTGTACAAGACATGTGTATTTTTGGACAATGAATAAATTTCACAAAATCGAACGCTGCAGAGTTTGTGGTAACGAACATCTAGTTACTGTGCTTGACCTTGGAGATCAATATCTTTCGGGTATTTTTCCTAAGACTATCGATCTGGGTATGTACAAAGGTCCTCTTGCACTTGTAAAGTGTGATGAGAAAAAAGGTGGTTGTGGTCATGTTCAGCTTGAGCATACATTTGATCTGCCTACCATGTATGGTGATGAGTATGGTTATCGCTCTGGTCTCAACGGCAGTATGATTCGTCATCTGCGTGAGAAAGCAGAGAAGATTAGAGCAGACACCAAGCTTGAATCTGGTGATATCGTCATTGATATTGCTGGAAATGATGGCACCTTCCTTGGATCTTTCCCTCATGATTTACAACTCATGAGTATCGATCCTACATCTAAAAAGTTTAGGGATTATATTCCTGAGCATGTTAATTATATTGCAGACTTCTTCTCTGCTGATACCTATCGTGATCGGTTTGGTAAGCAGAAGGCAAAGGTTGTAACATCGTTCTCGATGTTCTATGACCTGGAAGATCCATGTGAGTTTGCTCGTCAGGTCAATGAGATCATTGATCCTCGTGGCATTTGGGTGCTTGAGCAGAGCTACATGCCAGAAATGTTGAAGATGAATTCATTCGACACCGTGTGCCATGAGCATCTGTCATACTATGGTATGCGGCAAATCAAGTACATTATGGACAAGGCAGGATTTAAGATTGTTGATTTTGATTTCAATAATGTTAATGGTGGTAGCATCTCTGTTGTTGTTACGCCCTCTACTAACAGTGAGCGTAAAGAGTGTACAACTAAGTTGACCGGTCTTATCGCTCTAGAGCTTGAAAAGAAACTGGATACAACTGAACCCTGGGAAGAGTTTGCTCAGAGGATCAATGACTGCAAGGAACAGTTCTGGAAGATCCTTGACTTCTACAAAGGTAATGGTGCAAAGATCTGTTGTCTTGGTGCTAGTACCAAGGGAAATGTCACACTACAGACATGGGAAGTGACTCCTGATGATGTAGAGATGATTGGAGATGTTAATCCTGATAAGGATGGGTCGTTCACTCCTGGAACATGGATTCCTATTAAGGATGAAGAGGATGTGCTGATGCGTGACTTCGATCTTCATATCGTATTACCTTGGCACTTTAGAGACTTCTTTCTCAAGAATGAAAAGTTCAAAGGAAAGCGTTTCCTATTCCCACTACCTGAACCTGAAGTAGTTATTGCACCGTGAAGATTAGGACAATGAATAAAGATTCAAAAATTTTTGTTGCTGGTCACTGTGGTCTAGTTGGGTCTGCCATTGTTCGTCGTCTCAAAGAAGAAGGGTACACTAAAGTTATTACCAGGACTAGGCAAGAACTTGATCTTATGGATCAAGAGGCTGTAGAAAGTTTCTTTGACTATGAACAAATTGATTATGTATTTGATGCTGCTGCTCGTGTCGGCGGCATTCATGCTAACGATACTTATTCAGCAGAGTTTATCTACCAGAACACTCAGATTCAAAACAATTTAATTCACAATGCTTGGAAAAGCGGTGTTAAAAAGTTTTTGTTTTTGGGAAGTGTATGCATCTATCCTAAGTTTGCAGAGACTCCTGTACAAGAAGAGTCTCTGATGTCTGGAGAACTTGAGCCTACTAATGATGCGTATGCTCTTGCCAAGATTCATGGTATATACATGCTCAAGTCCTACTATAAACAGTACGGATTTAAGGGTGTTAGTCTCATGCCTGCTAACCTGTATGGTCCCAATGATAACTTCCATCCTCTGAATGGGCATGTGATCCCCGCGATGATGCAGAAGTTTAATAACTGGCAGCAGGGCGATAAACCCGTCACCTGCTGGGGTACAGGCACCCCTCGTAGAGAGTTCCTCCATGTAGATGATCTTGCCGATGCATGTATGTTTGCCATGGAGAACTACAGCTGTGCAGAGTTGCTCAATGTAGGATCAGGCGAGGATGTTTCTATCAAAGAACTAGCAGAAATGATGGCAAAGGTAACTGGATACCCTGGAGAGATTGAATGGGATACTTCTAAACCAGATGGTACACCCAAGCGTCCTCTGGACTATACAAAACTCCTGAAAAAAGGTTGGAAGCCGAACCATAAATTACTAGAAGGTCTTCGTAAAACTTACGACTGGTATATTGCACAAACTGATTTGCAAACAAGATGATTGGTATTAATTATGTTGGCAAGATGAAAGATCGTCTTGCCAATCAAATGTTTCAGTATGCTGCTGTAAAAGGTATTGCAGCTAATTGTGGTTACACATTTGCTGTGCCACCATCAAAATATAAAAGTAAAGCAGATGAATGGAACGAACACCAACTGTTTGTTCCATTTAATCTTTCTAACCTGAGCGCACTTCAGGTACAGTATATTGATAAGGAGCGTCCTGTTGTAAGGGAGGAGCACTTTCACTTTGATCAGAACTTGTTTGATAATTGTCCAGACTTCGTATCGTTGTTTGGATTTTTTCAGTCTGAAAAATACTTTAGTAATGTGAGAGAAAGTCTCCTTGAAGATTTTAGCTTTAAGGATGATTATCTTGATCCATGTAAGAAGATGCTGAAGGAAGTTAATAATCCTGTTGCTCTACATGTGCGTCGTACTGACTATCAAAATTATTCACACCATCCTATTTGTGATATAAATTACTATAGGGAAGCACTTAACCGTTTCGGTGATGATCGTGAGGTAATTATCTTTTCTGATGACCCCGATTGGTGCTTGCAAGAAGATCTGTTTGATGAAGACCGCTTCTTAGTATCTCAAACCAATGATCAATATCTTGACCTTTGTTTGATGTCTATGTGTAGTGACTTTATTATTGCTAACAGTTCTTTCAGTTGGTGGGGAGCATGGCTTTGCACTAACCCAGATAAGAGGGTGGTTGCACCTTCTAATTGGTTTGGTCCTCCCTTGAGTCAAACCAATAACACTAAAGACTTGTATTGTGAGGGTTGGGAAATTGTATGAGCTTAAGTGCTGCAATCATATTCATTGGAACTAATAAGTATCTAGATTTCTTTCCGAAATATTATGAGACTTGTGAAGAATTCCTCTTTCCTGATCTGAGGAAACAATATTATGTCTTTACCGATGGAGAACTTGAGGGAGAACTACCTGAGAACATTACTCATGTTCAAATCAGTCATAAGGAATGGCCTGCAATTACATTGGAACGCTTTCATACGATCCTACAGGCAGAAGAACTTTTAAAGCAGCATGATTGGTTACTTTTCCTAGATGCTGATATGAGAGTTGACTCCGTAGTTTACTCTGAAGAACTTCTTGATGATGATAGGGACTTTGTTGCTGTTCATCATCCATGTCATTACATGACTGGTACAGGAACCTTTGAAACTAATCCCAAATCTGAGGCTTATGTAAAAGGACAACCCCTTCAATACTATCAAGGATGCCTATGGGGAGGTAAAATGGAAGCAGTCATTCCTATGATGAAACTCTTGAGAGATAGAGTTGACAAAGATTATAGTAATGATATAATTGCTCTATGGCATGATGAAAGTCATCTCAATAGATTCTTTATTGAACATAACGATAGGGTGTTTGCTGCCCCACCAGACTATGCATTCCCAGAATGCTATCCTAACTATCCATACAAAAGAAAAATCATCCACCTATCCAAAGATAACTCATCTTATCAAGTATGACCGACCCTAATGCATGGCAAATGCCAACCTTCTTTACTAAAGAGAAGGCAGATGAACTTCGTTATAAATTCCCCGGATTGGAACTGGTAAGTCACCAGAACTTCTCTCAGTGCTATCAGGATATGTTTGTCCTGTGTATGACCGATGGTCGTCCTAAGGGAACCTTTGTAGAGATTGGATCAGGACATCCTGTGATCTCTAACAATACTGCTTTGCTTGAGTCTCGCTATGAGTGGGAGGGTATTGGGTTTGAAATTAAAGAAACCGAAGCTGAATTATATAACAAACATCGTAAAGCTAAGGTTGCTGTGGGTGATGCTACAACTGCAGACTTCGATGCTTTGTTTGAAGAGGTTGGTCTCGGTCCTAACTTTGACTACTTGCAGGTAGATTGTGAACCTGCTGAGGTTACCTTTGAAGCACTGAAAAAAATTAATTTAGAGAAGTATAAGTTCGCTACTATTACATTTGAGCATGATGCGTATAATGACGGTACTGATGTTAGAGATGCTTCTCGTGAGTATCTTCAGGCACATGGCTACACATTGATTGCAGATAATATCTCTGTTGATGAGGATCATCCCTTTGAAGACTGGTGGGCTCATCCCGATCTTGTTCCTTCACATACTATTGATACTATGAAATGTGTGACTGGTGAAACTAAGAAAGCAGAAGACTACATGCTCGGGAGGGTTTGATGAAATGTGTTCTCTGGGGATACCCACTTCATTCTGATACATACTCATATGTACACGAAGGCTTCAAGAAAGCTCTAGAAAGAGCGGGACATGAGGTTCACTGGTTCCATGATGATGAGTATCCTAATCACGCAGACTTTAATTATGAAGACTGCGTATTCTTTACCGAGGGTTACGCCGATAAGAACCTTCCTGTCTTGGCAAGTTGTGTATATTATGTGCATGTCTGTGTTAATCCAGAAAAGTATCTCGGCAAATGTAAAAAACTAATTGACATGCGCTATCATCAGGATAGCATGGACAAGGATAACTACGAGTTCCACCATGACCTGAATGATTTTGAAGAGCTAGACACAGGTGTATGTGTTGATCGTTTGTCATCTAGAGATAAGGGATATGAGATTGCCTACATTGCATGGGCAACTGATCTTATGCCTGAAGAATTTGATGAAGAGTGGGTAGATATTCCAAGGGAAGATGTATGGTATTTTATTGGTAGTATCTCTGGAGATGGTCGCTTCAAAAATGAACATCTAATCAAAGAATTTGGTGCATTGTGTGCTAAAATTAATGTGAAGACTGGATGGTCAAACCCCTGGACTAATCCTCTTGATGGTTCTGTCATGAGAGATCTTATGCAGAAGTCGTTTCTTAATCCAGATCTTAGAAATGATACCCATAAACGCTGGGGAACTAAAACTTGTAGAGTGTTCAAGTCGATGAGTTATGGTCACTTAGGTTTGACTAACTCACCTAAACTTGCTAAGTTTGCAGGACCAGAAGTTCTCTGTGCTGAAGGTATCGGTGATCTTTTTGAACTTGGTTTGCAGAATAAGGATAATAAAGATCTTATTCGTAGACAAATGATGCATACAAAAGATCATCATACATATGTTAATCGTATCAATGGATTGCTTAGATTATTATGACTCTTAGTTTTGGTTTCATCGTCGGCGGAGACGATAGTTATTATAAAAATTTAATGAGAGCATGTGAGTCTCTAGAAAGGATTGGTCAATCACATGAGATTCTTATCTTGGATATGGATGATCGTCTAGAAATTGATGATCCCAAAGTAAAGATTGTCAGTGGTGCAGGAGAGAAGGTAGAAAATAAGGATGATCGTAACTGGTTCCAACCACACATCTGGAAGGAGAGGTTTAATCTTTATAAGCATGTAGAAACTGATCATTGCATCTATCTTGACACAGACACTGTGGTCATTCACGATCGTGTAGATGAACTGATTAAAGAAGCTGAGGATGATTTTTTAATCGCCCGTCACTGGTGGGTTCCTACTCTTGCAGACTACATGAGAAATGTTGAAGTAGATCATAGTGGATTGAGAGAGTATCTTCCTGAAGAACTGTCTACCTATAAGTATGCCGCATCAGGAGCATTTCTCTTTCAGAAAGATAAGCACGATGCAATCTTTGAGCGTTGTGCTGAAATTTATAATGACATCTTTAGTGATGGCGGGCTGCATAACGGAGTTACTGATGAGTTTGTATTGTGTTTAGCACTGAATGAGATTGGTGGGTATAAATTTACCAACGGTGCATTCAATCACTGCGCTGCAGCAGACCAGCAAGACCTTAAGTTAGATGATGGTATATGGTACGGTAAGAATCCTCAGGAAGATGATTGGAAGAAAGTATTCTTGTTCCATTCTTCTTGTCAGAATGTAGAATCTCTTGCTTCTCATAGTCCTGGATTCATCAACGAAATTAAGAGAGATATGTACTGGGAGGATTACAAATGAAGATTGCATTAATTGGTCCTGGTATTATGGAAATCCCACCTGATGGGTGGGGTGCTGTTGAAATGCTGATCTGGGATTACACTGTAATTCTTAGAGAACTTGGGCATCGTGTGGAGATTATCAATACTCCAGATAGAGAACTAATTAAATTTGAAGTAGAGCATGGTAAGTATGATGTAGTTCACCTACATTACGATGTCTTCCATGATATTATTAATGACTTAGTTCCTTTGTGTAAGGCATTGATTGTCTCTAGTCACTATCCATATGTCAATACTCCTCATATGTGGGGTAGAGATGGTTATGGACTTGTAGCCGAGAGGTATGCTGCTAATAGAAACTTTCATATCTTCTGCTCTTCGCAGAAAGATATCGATACTTGGACAGATCTCGGAGCTAATCCTAACCGTGTTTGGTTGAGCAAACTTGGTGTCCGTCCTTATCCATATAAGTTTGATGAATTTGCAAGTCTTGATAGAACCCTATGCTTCTCTCAGATTGTAGATCGTAAGCGTCAATATCTTCTAGAAGATATCGATACTGTTGACTTCATGGGTCGTATGGAATTTGGTGGTAAGTTTGCAAAGAACAATCCAAATTATAAAGGCGAGGTCATTAGAGAAAAACTCAATGAGTTTATTACTTGCTACTCAAACATTGCTCTAATGAGTGAGGTTGAGAATACCACACCCCTTGTTATCAAAGAGGGATTAATCTGTGGTCTTGGTGTTGTTTGTTCTGAATCTGTTGCTCCAGAACTTGACACCAGTAAACCATGGATCGATGTCATTCCTGAGAGCAAAATAAATAACTTGGAATATGTTCTTGATGTTATTGAGAACAATAAAAAAGTTTCTAAGCAACATAGAAAAGAGATTAGAGAATACGGTATTCGTGAATTCGGTCTTGAAAACATTCTTGCTTATGAATACATTCCTAAATTAGAATCATTGCTATGAAGTTTTCAATTGTAGGACCTAACACGCCTATCCCTCCTAGAGGATGGGGTGCTGTAGAAAGTCTCATTTGGGACTATAAAGTAACCCTTGAGGAGCTTGGTCATGAAGTGGACATTATCAACATTGGGGATCCTAGAGAAATCCTCAAGAGAATCAATTCGTTTCGTCCAGATTTCGTGCATATTCATTATGACGACTGGATTATTCTCTATCCTTTTGTGCAATATCCTTGTGCATGTACCACCCACTTTGCCTACATCGAACGCCCGGACAAAATGAATGGGTATGGGCAGATCTTTGGTCACTTCCAACAGACTAGACCAAATACATTCTGCCTATCCGAAGGAATCAAAAAGGTCTATCATATCTTAGCCGATATCCCTACTGAAAAACTGTGGGTCAATCCTAATGGTGTTGATCTAAGCTTGTTCAGGAAGTCAATGGAACCTGAGTTCCCTGACCGCAGTATCTACTTGGCAAAGATTGATTATAGAAAGCGTCAACATAAGTTCCAGTCCATAGATAGTCTCTTCTTTGCTGGTAACATAGCAGACAAGAGATTCAATGAGAATCATAACTATCTTGGTGAATGGAAGAAGGAGTACCTACATGACTATCTAACGGACTATGGTAACCTTGTGCTCCTTTCGGATGGTGAGGCACACTCTCTGGTCATTATGGAGGCATTTGCTGCTGGTCTGGGGGTCGTTGTGAGCGAGTTTGCTACTGCTAATCTAGACACTGGTCTTGATTTTATCACGGTGATCCCTGAATCTAAGATTGATGATATAGAATATGTCGAATATCAGATTATTAAGAACAGAGAGTATTCTATTGCTCATAGAGAAGAGATTATTGAATACTCTCAGCAATTTGATTGGAAGAATGTTCTACAAAAATACTACTTACCTAATGTGGAAGAGGTGATTGCCAGACATGGACAAAAATAAATCAGCACACAAGCTAAAGGACATTCCACATATCTACTGGATCAATCTTGATTCTAAGACTGATCGCAAGCAGTTCATGGAGGAACAGTTTGCTTATTGGGAAGTAGAAAATACTAGGATCTCTGCTTATGATGGTAGAGATGATGATCTTAGTGACATCATCGTTGGTAAGTATCCAGATAACATGTCGTCTGGTGAGATCGGTTGTGTCACATCACATCTTAAGGGGATCCAATACTGGTTGGACAATTCCGACGATGAGTATGCTATAATGATGGAAGATGATTGCGATCTAGAAGTGGTCAAGCACTGGCCCTTCTCTTGGAAAGACTGGTTCCGTCATGCTCCTGCTGCATGGGACTGTATCCAGATCGCAATCATCAATCCTGCTGTCCCTGTTCTGCAAATGCATTACAGGTTCATCAACGATTTCTCTACAGCTGCTTACATTATTAATCGTAGGTATGCTGAGAAGTTACTATCCCTTTACACAAAGAAGGGCAAGTACAAGTTGGATAGTAGAATCAAACCCCGTGCAGTTGCAGATGATCTCATCTATAATAGCGGGCTGACCTTCGTCTTTCCTATCTTCATGTATAAGATTGCACTTGGGTCAGACATCCATGACATCCATGTTGATGTCTATCACAGAAATTGTCATGATGCCCTCTGGAATTTTTGGAAGAATGATGCTAATATGGTTGAGGATTGGACACCCTATTTCGATCTCAATCCATACCTAGGCAGACTTCCTCCTGGGTTTGAGGGTAAGTAACATGTATAAATATTACAACTGTCACATGTGACAGTTCATATTTAAAACGAGACAAGTCGATGTCTCTATTCATCTGCGGGTAACCATTCCGCAAGTAACTAAAGGTATTTTTAAATGTTTAAATCTGTATTCGCAGCTTCCGCTGCTCTTTTCGCTTCTGCTGGCGCTGCTTTTGCAGGACCCTATGTCAATGTCGAGGCTAATTCTGGTTGGACTGGATCCGACTACAATTCGACCACGACAGATCTTCATGTAGGATTTGAAGGCGCACTTGGTGAGTCTGCTTCGTACTATGTACAAGGCGGCGCTAGTGTAGTCTCCCCTGACAGTGGCGAGAGCGATACAGTTCCCTCCGGTAAAGCTGGTCTTGGGTTCGCTGTTACCGATGCCCTGGGCGCATATGGTGAAGTATCGTTTATCGGTTCTGGTGACGAAGATCTTGACCGTGGATATGGAGCTAAGTTGGGCGTCAAGTACAACTTCTGATTGTTCATATAAACACATAAACATCTAGGTGTTATAATGGGGGTGCGACGGCATCCCCCTTTTTTTATGAAAAAATATTTTATAATTTTCATAACGAATCCAGGAACGCTGACTTCCCTTCTGATGCTGGGGACGATAGCAATGATAGGGGCACTGCATAACCATGCCCACTTCACAATGAATATGGATGCAGATAGCTATGTGAGAAAGTGGTGTAGGTCATCAGCAGAAAACAAAAAGACCTGCATCCGTTATGGTGGTAACATGGACTATTGACAAAACTTTATGTTTCCTATATAATATGTAAAGATTTATAACGGAGTGTAACATGACTGTAACAACTGAAGACGGTGGACGGACAAACATGTACGCCACTGAGCCTAGAATGTATATCTCTGAGACAGACGCAGAGCGTTATGGTTTCGAGACATATGCAGAGAAAGCAGAGAAATTAAATGGAAGGACTGCTATGCTTGGATTTGTTGCTGCTGTTATCTCTTATACTTTCAGTGGTAGCGTATTCTTTTTTGGTGCATTCGGATTCTAATGATTGAACTTCTTACTTATTATGTGATTGGCGGTGCTCTTATTATTGGACCACCTGCAATCTTCCTGATCATTGCTATGATGGGAGCTATCCAAAATACGAAAGGTCGTATGGTTGGATACAAAGACCACAAAGAATATGGTGACAGTTCTATCTACGAGAACGCACCAACAGATCAAACTAAATTCTATCTTACACTAGGAGAAAACTGATGAACGAAAACGCAGAACGGATCAACGGTTGGGCAGCAATGCTCGGAGTCATCGCTGCTATCGGTAGCTATGCAACTACAGGACAACTCATCCCAGGTATTTGGTAATGAGTATTGAATGGGTCCAGACTATTGTTTTTATATTCACCCCATTCTTTTTAATGTTACTCCTCGCAGACATAGATGGGGATGATGACGATCAAGGTGGTGGTGGCATGATGGTTCCTGCCACTTCAACCTGAAATAAATAGAGTCAATTAATTAGGTAACATATGGAACGCCTTGACGATATTGATTTTATTCTATCAGGAGCAGCTTCTATAGACGATGAAACAGAAGATGAGAGGACAGATCATAGATCAACCTCTTGGTATTTTGGTGGTAGGAAAGTAATTCTTATTGGCGTGCCTGGTGCATTTACACCAACATGCACAAACCAAATGCTACCTGATTATGAACTGCTTTATGACAAGTTCAAAGCGATTGGTATCGATAAAATCTATTGCACATCAGTCAATGATGATTATGTGTTAGAAGGATGGGCTAGACAGGAGAAAATCAAAAAGATTGAGATGATCCCTGATGGGAATGGCGAGCTTGCAGAGTCTCTCGGTATGCTTGTCAAGAAAACTAACCTAGGAATGGGTAATAGATCTTGGCGGTACGCTATGTACATTGATGATGGAGTCATCATCAGAGAATGGTCGGAAGCTGGCAAGAAGCATGATTCCCCACATGATCCCTACGAGGAAACCAAAGCAGATGAGATCTACAAAGATCTGTGTGATGAGTTTGGTTTACTTCGTGAGGATTTGATAGAAGAACATTGAACCATGATAAAGGGACACCTATATAGGGTGTCCTTTTTTATTGTCACGATATCGCGATGCAAAAAGTAATTAATCTAATGGCAGTGTTGTCATTTTTAGGTACTGCTGGTATCATTGGTGGAGGAACCTATGTGTACTTGAGTCGTGCAGAGATTACAGAAAATGTAAAGTCTCAAATCACGACTGCAATTACAGAAGCTCTTCCTGGAATGTTAAGCGGATCTATTCCCGAACTTCCTAAAACAACTGGCGGTGTTGTCGGTGGCGCTGCTCCTGGCGGCATGTCTATTCCTGGATTGTAAATTATGCCTCATGGATCTGTGACTAAAAACGATATCTTGGTTAGAGTCTACAAGATAAAGAATGAACTTTATGATGAGGATCCTTCTACTCATCCTGGTCAGTGGCATGATGGTGCTCACTATTCTTTAGATAAAATTCTAGATCTTCTTCAAGAATATACGCAATGAAAATTGCAATCATTGGCGGTGGCAACGGTGGATTGGCCACCGCTTTAATTTTAAAGAGGAACTGGTATAAACAAATCTCTGAGATAGAGATCTACTATGATCCTAATGTCCCTATTGAAAAAGTGGGACAAGGATCTTTAGTTACTTTTGCAGCTCTGTTGACTGAGACTACAAATATTAATTGGTATGACAATCCTATCGATGCCACATTTAAGACAGGTATTTTATATGATGGGTGGGGTACAAAGGTAGATAAGTTTATTCATCCATTCCCTATGGATGTCATAGCGTTGCATTACTCTCCATCAAAGCTGAGAGAGTTAATGATGCAACGAAATTTTTGTAAGTTTACTGAAGCAAATATCACAGACCCTAGTCAGGTAGATGCAGATATTGTATTTGACTGTAGAGGAAAACCAGAAGACTTCACAGACTATCATGTCCTGAAGAATCCACTGAACTCTGTCGTGCTTGGATCTGGTCCAGTCAAACCACAGCAACTCTGGTCAGATTGTATTGCGACTCCACATGGATGGTGCTTTGGTATTCCTGCCAAGAACTCTATGAATTATGGTTACCTATACAATAATGAGCTGACTGATGAAGCAGAAGCGGCATCCACCATGGAACAAATGTTTGGTGTTGCTCCTGGAGATAGATTCAGTTTCAGTAATTACATCGCCAAGAATCCTATTCAAGATGATGAGAGAGTATTCTTAAATGGCAATCGATTGATGTTCATCGAACCGATGGAAGCAACATCGACAGAATCGTATGTTCGTTGGGCGGGTCGCGTCGGTCAGTGCCTGTTTGAAGGTCATGATCTTGAGAATGCTGTAGAGGAATATTATAAAGAGATTGTGGAGATCCAGAATTTTATCCTCTGGCACTACGCTGCGGGGTCAAAATATGATACAATATTCTGGCAGAAAGCAAAGGAGATGGCACGGTCACACGAGTATGACGACAGGTTCTTTGAGTATTTGAACTACTCCAAAGCTCTGAATCACATTGATGATGAAGATGATGGGGATGATGAGTATGGTCAGTGGATTGCTTCCAACTTCCGTAACTGGCTAGACAATACCGATCAAACAACTGCCCCATACTGGGGCACTGCTGCTTGACACCACGACACTTTTCTGTTATTATAAATAAGTCGAGAGGTTAAGGAACCAACACATTCCTTAACGGTTCGTAACACGCCTTACCAAGACTAAACAGCGTGTCTAAAAAACAGTCTTTCATACCTGCCTCTAAGGGTGAGACAGGAATAGTAAAACCATCATTTCCCTGATGATCTTACTTTTTTCAATTCAATGGCTAACGCTACACTTCAACAACAACAAACAACCTCCGCGTGGGATTCGTTCTGCGAGTGGGTAACTTCTACCAATAACCGCCTCTATGTCGGTTGGTTCGGCGTACTGATGATCCCAACTCTGTTGGCAGCAACCATCTGTTTCATCATCGCCTTCGTCGCTGCTCCCCCTGTGGACATCGACGGCATCCGTGAACCCGTAGCTGGTTCACTCATGTATGGTAACAACATCATCTCTGGTGCAGTTGTTCCATCTTCCAACGCAATTGGTCTTCACTTCTATCCCATCTGGGAAGCCGCATCACTTGATGAGTGGCTGTATAATGGTGGTCCTTTCCAACTCGTAATCTTTCACTTCCTCATTGGCATCTTCTGCTACATGGGTCGTGAGTGGGAACTTTCTTACCGTTTAGGTATGCGTCCATGGATCTGTGTTGCCTACTCGGCACCAGTAGCTGCAGCGAGTGCAGTATTCCTCGTCTATCCTTTCGGTCAAGGTTCATTCTCCGATGCTATGCCTCTTGGTATCTCTGGTACTTTTAACTACATGCTTG